CAGGTCAACCTAGTACTTGTGTTTGTAATTTTCCAACAACAGCAACTGCATTGTATCAATTTAATGATAATGTAAATGATACTTGTGGAAATTATAACGGAATAGCATCTAATTTAGATCCTTATGTTACTGGAAAATTTGGTAAAGCAGCTAGTTTTAATGGAAGTAGTTCTGTTATTGACATATCTTCAAGCACAATAAATGTAGGAACTCCATATACTATTTCGATGTGGTTAAATTTCTCTGATGTAACCGCTTATAAAGGAGTTTTTGCAAATATTACTTCATCAAGATTAACAAACGAAATTGCTGTAGTTTTAAATAGTGGAAAAATAACTATATATAGTGTTGTTTCAAATGGCAATACTAATCTTGACGCTATAAATGCAACACCCCAATCGGCTATTGCAAATAATACTTGGTATAATGTAGTTATTGTAGCTGACAGAAGTTTATCTAATAAAGCTAAAGTTTATTTTAATAGTGTTGAGGCTAGTTATACTTATTCAGCAGGTGTAGCAGGTACAGCCGCGTATTCTAATACAAAAATTGGATTAGCAGATGGGCAGTATTTTGATGGACTAATGGACCAAATTAGATTATTTAATAGTGTACTTACAACTTCTCAAATAACAGAATTATACAATGAAGTAGTGTGCAATTAAAAATTCACTTAAAAACAAAGAAAAACAAGTAACTATATAGTTATAAACCAAATGTCAAACAATTAAAACCAAAACCTATGACACTATTTTACCAGACTCATTCGTGGAGTAGTCAACCACAAATTTCAGAAAAAACCCAAAACCTTTGGAAGCAGATAGCGAAAAAGAAGAATTGGCGAATAACCCAATTACCTAACGGTTTTTATCAAACTGAATACCAAGATCCTGAAACTAAAGAGTGGATGGATGTAACCCGTAGAGAAACACTCGAAGGTGCTGAAGAAGCTGTAACCGCTTCAGTAAAGCATTACGAGAAAAAAATAGAGTTCTTAAACGGTCCTAAAGTCGTTAAGACCTTTAAATAAAATTTAAATAAATCAAATCTAATCTAATCTAATATGTCAGACTTAATAGTCAAAAATCTTAATTTTGGGCAACAAGCTCAAAGTCAAGTGTTTAAAGGAATTGATAAACTCACGCAAGCTGTTAGCTCCACTTTAGGGGCTAGTGGCAAGTGTGTTTTACTTGAAGATGATAAAGGTACCCCAGTTATAACTAAAGATGGGGTTACAGTAGCAAATTCAATAGTTTTATTAGATCCTGTAGAAAATATGGGTGCTACACTTTTAAAAGAAGCTGCTAGAAAAACAGTTAGCGAAGCAGGTGATGGCACAACAACAGCAACAGTTTTAGCACATGCAATACTTGAAGAAGCTAAAAGTGCAGATATAAATTCTAGAGAATTAAAAGAAAATATTAATAAAGCTGTAAAAAAAGTAGTTAAATACTTAGAAAAAATTAGTATCCCTGTTAAAGGGGATATGATTGATCAAATTGCAACTATTTCTACTAATAATGAACCACAACTTGGAAAAATTATTGGTGATGCATTCAGAGCAGTTGGTCAAACAGGGGTGGTGATGATGGAACATTCTTCATTACCTGAGACAGAAGTAGAATTAGTAGATGGAGTTCAGTATAATAAAGGTCTTACTAATCCTCATTTTATTACTAATAAAGCAAAAAAGACTGCAGAGCTTGAAAAACCCGCAGTACTTTTAATAGAATCTCCGATAGATAATATAAGACAAATTCAATCTATCTTAGAACATATTATAAAAAAGAATACACCTTTACTTATCATAGCAGATGTAGAAGCCCCAATAATGGCTACTCTTGCAATGAATAAAACAAAAGGTAACATAAAAGTAAATATCATTAATGCTCCAACATTTGGAGTTAATAAAAGAGAAACATTAGATGATCTAGCTATGCTTACAGGAGCTACTGTCATAAATGAAGATCTTGGAGATGATATGGATTTAATACAACCTGAATTTTTAGGGAGTTGTTTAAAGTCCGTTACTGATGAAAAAGATACTATTCTGCAAGTAGGTGAACCTACAGAAGCAGTTTTAAATGCTATAAAAGCAGTTAAAGAAGAATTAGCTAACAAACCTAATCCTGCACATCTTATAAGATTAGAAAAAAGATTAGCAAGATTATCAGCTAAAATAGCTATAGTAAAAGTAGGGGCAAATTCAGATATAGAATTAAAAGAAAAATCTGATAGAATAGAAGATGCAATTTGTGCGACAAAAGCCGCTATAAAAGAAGGTATTGTACCCGGTGGTGGTATAGCTCTACTAAACGCTGGACAAAATATTAAAACAAATACTGAAGGGGAAAAGATTTTATTAAAAGCAATAGAATCTCCATTTAGAGTTATTTTAGATAATGCTGGGATTGAATGTCCTAGTGATTCATTGCCTAAAATAATGGGGAAATTACAAGGTAAAGGTTTAGATGTAATAACAGGTGAACCAGTTAATATGATAGAAGCTGGTATCATTGATCCTTTACTAGTAACTAAAAGCGCTTTGATAAATGCTGCTTCAGTAGCCGCAACGATATTATCAACAGATTGTGTAATCAATAATTTAAGAATTGATGAAAGCAATAGGAAATAATATTATAATTAAACCTGAGAAAGTAAAAACCGATAAAACAAAAGGGGGATTACTAATTATTGAAAAAGATCGTGAAGATATAAGATACAGAAAAGCTATTATAATTTCTGTAAGTGATGATATAAAAGGTTTAAAACAAGATGATGTGATTTATTATGACAGACACGCAGGTCATGGTATTGAATTCAACAAAGATAAATTTACTCTTATTAAATTACAAGATGTTGTTGTTGTTTTATGAGAAAATTAGATTCAAGTAATATAAAGGATTTAAACTTATTAAAACACTATCGGCTTATAAGAAAATGGGCTTGTAGAAACAATAACTTAAACGATGCGGATTTAGAACTATTAATATACTTCGATTGTATGGATCTTTTTACTAAGCAAGATTTTAAGATCGGTACTTATGCTTACAGTTGGGATAATAGACGCTGGAACAAAATGATAAAAAACAATTGGATTGTAGTTTGGAGAAATCGAAACAGAACAACTCAGAAGTACAATATCTATAAAGTTTCTTTCAAGTGTAGACAACTAATAGCAAGAATGTACCGAATTATGCTTGGAGAAGAAGATGTTCCAACAAGTAAAAGAAGAAATTCTATTATGCATGGAAAAACTTATACAGATAAAGTTTTAATAACTGCAATAAAAAACGTTAACAAAGATAAAAATAGATAAAATGAGTAAAAGTCCATTAAATCATAATCCTTTTGGAAGTATAGGTAAACAAATGAGAATGAGTAAAAAAAATAATTCTCAAGCAAATCAATTTCAAGGAGCATTAGGTAAAATAAAATCTTTAGCACAAAAAGATTTACCTCAAGATCCATTAGGTCTTTTATCAACTCCAAGTAATAATCAAGGAATAGCAAATAGTGCTGTATCTGCGGTAGCACAACAAGCACAACAAGCACAAGTAGCTCAAGGTACAGGATTAAATACTTTAACTCAAGGTCCTTCGGCATCATCTACAACTGAAGCTTTAAATGCGGGAGATTATCGCCCTATGGGTATTGGTCAAGCTTTTTTAATGAAAAGCCCTTTAAAAGCATTGGATGGATCTCAAACAGAGTATAATTATGAAAATCCTGATCAAAGTCATCAAACAATGTCTACAGGTACTGAATATATATCTAATGCATTACAAGGTTTAGGAGAAACTATTACTGATGCTGGAATAAAAAAAGCAAAAGCTAATAAAGAAAAAGAAGAATTAGATAAAAAATTAAAAAATACTCATATAGGAAGACCTTATTCAAATAAAGAAGAAGATAAAGAAAAAAAATACTACCCAGAGAGTATTAATTGGAATGATCTAGATAAAAATGAACCAAAACCAAGAACTAAAAAATAAATTATGAAAAGTAATTCACCATTTTTAAAAACAATATCAGAAATAAGGGAAGAACCAGGAATGTCAAATGCTGGTAAATATCCTAATGTAGATAAATCAGACTTTTGTGGACCAAAAGGCACATTCCCTGTTAATACATTAAAAAGAGCTAAGTCTGCTCTTAAACTAGCTCACAACGCTAAAAATCCTGATAAAATAAAAGCTTGTGTACATAGAAAATATCCAAAACTAAAAAAAGACTAATGACAAGCTATTTAATAGCAGGTATAGTTATATTTTTATTTATAATTATACTAGAAAACGCATTGTAACAATTAAACAAATAATCATGCATCAAGATAAAGCATACAACAAAGCAAGTAAAGAAAAGAAAATAGGTATTGTAGGGGAATCTCATATATGGGATGGTCCTTTAAACCAAGAAGGTCGTATTCATGGAGTAGGATCTAGTTCAGGGATAACAGGTATGCAAGTATCTAAATTCCCAGAATCTGCAGTTTCTATGCAAGTTAAATTTCCTATAACAGAAATTGCTAAAGGAAAACTTGGATAAGAGTTAAATTAATAAACAACAATAAAAATAACTAATTATGGAAAAAGGACATTTCGGAGAATATTCTGGTAATGCTAGACATTCTCATACACCTGTTACTAAGAGTAACGTTCATGCATCTGAAAGAGATGATGCAGCACACATAAGTTATCTTAAAAGAGATGTTCTTTGGGATAACAAACATGGACATAGTGATATAGACATGACAGCTGATGAAAAACATATATCTAAATTAGCTGGAGATATTAAATACGATAAAAAACACCACTAAAATGAGTAAAACACCATTTTATAAAACGGGAATTAGTAATTCACCTTTTCATGACCATCATGGAATTAACAATTCAGACTATCAGAGCTTTAGGATTGATGCAAAAACCGGTGAGGATAAATATTTAAATAGGAATATTATTGAATCTAATTATACTGCAATGAAAAATAAGAGTGGAACTTATGCTTCAGATTATCAAAAAATAGCCCCGGGTTGGAATAAAGGACTTTTAGTAAATCAACCTAACAAAGCGGGAATTCAAACACAAGGAGAAAACGCTAGGTTTATAACTGGGAAAGAATTTGAAAGTATGAGTAGTAGAGATATAAAAAGATTAGGATCACAGGTTAAATATTATGACGAAAGAGGTGAACTATATAAACCTAAAGCTGGATCAACTAGATTAAGGAGATCTCAAATAAGATCTAAAAGTCATAATATGGATCTTGCAAACAGAAATGCATGGCAACAGTATTCAATGGATGCGATAGATAATAATACTAGAAGTTTTACTCGTACAAGTACTACACCTAAAGTTAAAACTTAAATATAAAACAGAATAGAACTGTATAAATCTAACCAAACATAAACATTAACACAAACATAAACAACAACAAAAATGGCAAAATTTATCAAAATTAAAAAAGAAAGTTTCGCGTCTAGTTTGAATTATACAGCAGATATGATTCTTGGCGTGGATAATATTGCGCTAGTTAAAAAAGGTAGTAACAGTGCTGTAAATGCAAATGAAGCTACAATATTTTTTCTAGATGCTAGTTCATATATTACTTTTGAAGACACCGCTAAAGGTGCAGATATTGTAACTGGAATTAATAAAGCTCTTACAGCTAATCCAGGAGGAGTAGTAGCGACTGTACATTTAGCATCTACAGTAGAAATTACAGCAATTACAGTAGCATAATAATTAGTTGATGAAATCCCAAGGATTAGGCGATTCTATTGAAAAGTTTACTACAAAAACAGGTATTAAGACCATCGTTGATTCAGTCTCCGAAGGTCTTAATATTCCTTGTGGATGTCAACAACGTAAAGATGCATTAAACAAAATGTTTCCATATTCAACAAGAAAATAATGGCTTTTAAACTTAATAACCCTCCTTACGTAGCAACAGCTCCAGTCCATGAAATTAACATGGAAGATGGTGTATTAGGTAAAGCTGATAGAAATGGAAATATATTAATTAATAATAAAATAACAGATCCTAAGCAAAGACAAGAAGTTATTGATCATGAACAAATTCATATTAATGACATTCAATCTGGTCTTTTGTATTATGATGATGAAAATGTATATAGTCGTGAATCAGTAAATGATAAGTGGCAAATTCATCCTCGAGCTAATATAAAAGAAGGTAGTAAGACGTTAAGTTGGGAGAAAAAAGCACATAAACACACATAAAAATAAATAAAATGGGAACAGGTAAAAAAATGGCTGGTGGTTCATTCATGAGTAAACACGCTAAAAATCTATTGAACTACATGCCTATTGATGATAGGGCTGGTTCAGGTTCAGATTCAGATTTAAATTATAATGGTAGTCCATTAAACGATAACGGAGATCACAAACATCCACATAGTACATTCGAAAGTATTAAAGCTTATGGTAGAAAAACAGTACAAAATGTAAAAGACTTTGTAAAGGCTGGAAATAAAAAAGGGTGGACATTAAAATCAAGTGGACCAGCAGGAGGTAGAAGCTTAGTAGCACCTAGCTCTGAAGGAGGTCAAGTTGGATTTTCTGGAGATTCTAAACCTTCTTGGAAGAAAAATAATTAAATGAGTAAAAAAAAGCCTTTTAAAGATACTGGGGTAGGTAAATTTCTTATTGAAAAAGCCCCTAGTATCTTAGGAATTGTTGGTGATGCTATATTACCAGGTAATGTAATCTCTGGATTAATATCCGGTAATAGTAGTTTATCTGCTGAAGATAAAGCTATAGCATTAAAGAAACTATCAATTGAAAAGGCTGAAATAGATGGAACAACTAAAAGGTGGGTTGCAGATGCAAAATCAGGGGCCTGGCTTGCGGCTAATGTACGGCCAATAGTATTAATATTCTTAACAGTAAGTTATGTAGTAGGATGGTATTTAAGTTACCCCTTAGATTCTATCACTGGACTTCTTACAATAGTAATTGGAGGCTATTTCGGTTCTCGTGGAGTTGAAAAAGTATTCGGAAATAATAAACATAAATAAATAAAAAAATGGGATTTTATCAAAAAAATATGGTTGATGCATCTACTCATGCAGTAGCTATAGAAACAGTTGGTACTTTAAGAGCACCAGGTGCATCAGCGGCTGGTATACCTGTAGGACAATTTACAGATACAACTGCTAATATAGCTGCATCTGCTCAAACTGTTACAGCTTTTGCTTCTGGAGGTACTTTTTTAGGTTCAGCAAGTAACACTCAAAACAAACAATGGGGAGCGTATTATACTATTGAAACAGATAGTGCTGGAGCAATAACAAATGTAAGAGTAGTACAAACACGACCTGATGGATTAAATCAAGGCGCTGCACCAGGTGCACCCGCTAATCCAGGTTCTGGTCCAAATATGGGAGTTGCTACACAAACTATTGTTTTTAGCGCATCAGATTTAAATACAGCTTTTGGACAAACTAATATAACAGGTACGTTATCAATAGCTTTAGCTGGTACAGATTTACAAGCTCCTACTACGGGTGCTGATGCTGGTACAAACGCAATATATGAAGCTGATCCTGGATTTAGTGGTTTTGGATTATATGTAGGTGGAACTGGAGATATTAAATTAGAATTTGCTGCAGCACCACCAAATCAAACAGTAACAATACAAAGTATTCCAGCGGGAACTACATTAAGTATGCTTGTTAGAAAAGTATATACCAATGATACTACTACCACTGCATCAGAAATGATAGCACTATATTAATAAATAAATAAATAATTAAATCTAATCAAATGACAAAAAAAGAAACAACAGAAGGATGTTCTTCTTGTGACGATAAAAATAAAAAAGTTGCAGGAAAAATAACTGAAGAACAATTATCTACTATTAAAAAACAACAAGAAGAAATAACTCAATCATTAAGAGATATAGGATATTTAGAAAGCCAAAAACATGGTTTATTACATAAATATGCTGGTATTGTACAAGATGCTGAGGAGTTTAAAACAAAACTTGAAGAAGAATATGGAGGTATAAATATTAGTCTTGATGACGGTAGTTATACTATGATAGAAGATAAAAAAGAAGAAGATAAAAAAAGTGAGCAGTAAAGTTATAAGAAAAATCAGTATTGGCTCTGATTATAAAAATGATGCCATGCATTACGCTGTAGGTCAGCAAGTGTATGGCGGTCATACTATCTCTCATATTTTAAATAATGAAGAAGAACAATCTTATAATATATTTATAAAAAAAGATGACGAGGTATTGCCATGGAAAAAATTTAATTCTCAAATGGCTATATCTGTTGAATATGATCTAGAATATTAATGAATAGTTTATATCAATTTATTATAAAACCTATAGGTGAAAGATATAAAAATAAAATTAATATTGAAAATAAAGAATTAATCATAAATTCTAGTATATCTAATCATAAATTTATAAATAGAGAAGCAGAAGTTGTGTCTGTTCCACTTGTATATAAAACATCTATAAATAAAGGAGATAAAGTTATAGTTCATCATAATTTATTTAGAAGATATTATAATATGAAAGGTAAGTCTGTAAATAGTAGTAAATATTTTAAAGATGATTTATACTTTGCAATTCCTTCTCAAGTTTATATGTATTATAGAAACAATACATGGAATACTAATGAAAATTATTGTTTTGTAAAACCGGTATCAGAAGATGAAAAAATTATAAAGAATACTGGTATACTAAAATATGGTAATAGTTCACTAGAAGTGCTTAATATCAATCCAGGTGATGTTATTGGATTTAATCCATTAAGAGAATTTGAATTTATAATTGATAATGAGCTTTTATATTGTATGGAATCAAATGATATTGTAATTAAATATGAACACAAAGCAAACCAAAAAGAGTATAATCCAAGCTGGGCAAAAAGCTGTTGAAGAATTAATTAAGGTTGCTAAGGAAAAAATAGTAGACTCAGAAGATGATGTTTCTGCTGATAGATTAAAAAATGCAGCAGCAACTAAAAAATTAGCTATTTTTGATGCTTTTGAAATACTCACACGTATAGAAGAAGAAGAGAATATGCTAAAAGAGATTAAAGAAGAAAATCGCGGAAATAACTTTAAAGGATTCGCAGAAAATAGATCTCGATAATGTACACACAAACTTTATATAAAATTTTACCTAATCATATTAAATCTAATGTAATAAAAAGAAACAATAGATATAAAAAATGGAAACAAGGTTATGATAAAGAAAATGATATTGTGGTTATCAGCAAAACTGGAGAAATTGGCGAAATATATGAAATCCAAGGTCTAAAGATTGCATTACCACTCGAAAAAACAGTATATAAAAGAGCAAAAAAGAAAGATGAACAGTATTGGGAGGTTTTTAACTATCCAAAAGAATTATCCAAACTTAAAACAGTTTTTGATTGGAATGATAGATCTCTTGATTTTAAAAATAAATGGTATGATTATATTGACGAAGAATTTAAAAGACGTGAAGAAGGTTTTTGGTTCTACAATAAAGGTAATCCTACTTACATTACTGGTTCTCATTACATGTACCTGCAATGGACCAAGATTGATGTTGGGTCAGCAGAATTTAGGGAATCGAACAGATTATTCTTCATTTTCTGGGAGGCCTGTAAGTTGGATACCAGATGTTATGGAATGTGCTACCTTAAAAATAGACGGTCTGGCTTTTCGTTCATGGCGTCTTCAGAATTGGTACACCAAGCAACCATATCCAGTGATTCACGATACGGAATTTTATCTAAGACTGGAGCCGATGCTAAAAAGATGTTTACAGATAAAGTTGTACCGATATCGGTTAACTACCCATTTTTCTTCAAACCGATTCAAGACGGTATGGACAGGCCCAAAACGGAACTTGCCTATAGAGTACCAGCATCCAAACTTACGAGAAAGAAGTTGGACGAAAACACCAAAGTTGAAGAAATACAAGGATTGGACACAACGATCGACTGGAAGAATACCGGGGACAACTCGTACGATGGGGAGAAATTACAACTTCTCGCCCATGATGAATCAGGGAAATGGGAGAGGCCCGACAACATCCTCAACAACTGGAGGGTCACAAAAACCACATTAAGGTTAGGAAGTAGAATAGTTGGAAAATGTATGATGGGTTCTACTTCAAACGCTTTAGATAAAGGAGGAAATAATTTTAAAAAATTATATGATGCATCAGATGTTACAAAAAGAAACCGCAATGGACAGACTAACTCAGGATTATATAGTTTGTTCATACCTATGGAATGGAACTACGAAGGATACCTTGATGCTTATGGAATACCTGTCTTTGAAACTCCGAAAAAAGCAATACCTGGGATCGATGGATCGCAAATTGAAATTGGGGTCATTTCCCATTGGGAAAACGAAGTTGAAGGATTAAAAGATGATCAAGATAGTTTAAATGAATTTTATCGTCAATTTCCCAGAACTGAAAAACATGCTTTTAGAGATGAAGCTAAGGAATCTTTGTTTAATTTAACAAAAATTTACGAACAAATTGATTATAATGAGGATTTAAGAAACACAAATATTGTTACTCAAGGTAATTTTCAATGGGAAGGTGGGATTAAAGATACTAGAGTATTATTTGTTCCTAATAATAATGGAAGATTTTTTATATCTTGGGTTCCTCCAATTAATTTACAAAATAGGTACTTAATAAAAAATGGAATTAAATATCCTGGTAATAATGATTGTGGGGCTTTTGGTTGTGACCCTTATGATATATCAGGCACAGTAGACGGTAGAGGATCAAAAGGATCTTTGCATGGTCTTACAAAATTTACAATGGAGGATGTTCCTCCTAATACATTTTTTTTAGAATATATAGCACGACCACAAACTGCAGAAATATTTTTTGAAGAAGTATTAATGGCTTTAGTTTTTTATGGCATGCCATTACTTGCAGAAAACAACAAACCTCGATTATTGTATTATTTAAAAAGAAGAGGTTACCGAGGGTACTCAATGAATAGACCTGATAAAATTTATAATAAACTATCTGTAACAGAAAGAGAAATAGGTGGAATACCTAACTCTAGCGAAGATATAAAACAAGCTCATGCTGCTGCAATAGAAGATTATATTGAAAATTTTATAGGATATAATGGAGAAAATTATGGAGATATGTATTTCCAAAAAACTCTTGAAGATTGGGCTAAATTCAATATTAATAATAGAACTTTACACGATGCGTCTATAAGTTCTGGATTAGCAATTATGGCTTGTAATAAAAATAGATATAGACCTACTGCTGAAAGAACAATAACAAGTGTACCTTTAGGTTTTAAAAAATATGATAATAAAGGAGTAAATTCAAAAATACTAAATTAGATGGTTAAGATTAACTATAATAGTGCTTTCCCCGATCAGGTAGTACCTGAAGAAGAGAAAAAATCTAGAGAGTATGGGTTACAAGTGGCTCAAGCTATTGAATATGAGTGGTTTAGAAATTCTAGTGGTCAAAATAGATTTATTAATAATTTTCAAAATTTTAATAGATTAAGATTATATGCTAGAGGAGAACAACCAGTTCAAAAATATAAAGATGAATTAGCTATAAACGGTGATTTATCTTATCTTAACTTAGACTGGAAACCCGTACCAATTTTATCTAAATTTGTTGATATTGTAGTTAATGGAATGACAGATAAAGGATATGAAATAAAATCCTACGCACAAGATCCTTTCGCAAACAAACAAAGAACTACATTTGCGGAAAATGCATTAAGAGATATTCAAAACAAAGCTGAAATAGAGCAGTTAACTCAAATGACTGGAAAAAGTTATTATTCATCTGCAGATCCGTTAAATTTACCAGAAGATCCAGGAGAATTAGATCTTTATATGCAATTAAGTTATAAACAAAGCATTGAAATAGCGGAGGAAGAAGTTATAAATAATATTTTAGATTATAATAAATACGATGAAACTAAAAAAAGATTAGCATACGATTTGTCTGTTTTAGGAATTAGTTGTGTTAAAACCAGTTTTAATTTATCTGAAGGAATAACGGTAGATTACGTTAATCCAGCCAACATAGTATATTCATATACAGATGATCCTAATTTTGAAGATATTTATTATGTAGGAGAAATTAAAAATATGTCACTTTCTGAAGTTAAAAGACAATTTCCTTATTTAACTGAAAGTGAATTAGAGGAAATCCAAAAATATCCCGGAAGAAATTCTTACGTAGAAAATACGTGGTGGGGACAAGAAACACAGGATCAAGTTCAAGTTTTATTTTTTGAATATAAAACATACCAAGATCAGGTATTTAAAATAAAGCAAACCGAACAAGGTTTAGAAAAAACATTAGAAAAACCAGATACCTTTAATCCTCCTCCAAATGATAATTTTGATAGAGTGTCAAGATCTATTGAAGTTTTATATTCTGGAGCTAAAGTATTAGGTTTAGCTAATAATTTACTTCAATGGGAATTGAGTGAAAATATGACTCGTCCTTATAGTGATACTACTAAAGTAAATATGAATTATATCATTAGTGCACCTAGAATGTATCAAGGTAGAATTGAATCTTTAGTTAGTAAAAGTGTAGGTTTTGCAGATATGATTCAATTAACTCATTTAAAATTACAACAAGTGTTATCAAGAATGGTACCAGATGGTGTATATTTGGATGTAGATGGACTTGCAGAAGTAGATTTAGGAAACGGTACTAATTATAATCCATCAGAAGCCTTAAATATGTACTTTCAAACAGGTAGTATAGTTGGAAGATCTTTAACACAAGATGGTGAATTGAATAGAGGTAAAGTGCCTGTTCAAGAATTACAGACGTCAAATGGAATGTCTAAAATTCAAGCTATGATTCAAACTTATCAGTATTATTTACAAATGATAAGAGATGTCACTGGGCTTAACGAAGCTAGAGATGGTAGTACACCAGCAAAAGATTCATTGGTTGGACTACAAAAATTAGCTGCGGCAAATTCCAATACAGCTACTAAACATATATTACAATCATTAATGTATTTAACTATAAGAGTTTGTGAAAATATAAGTTTAAGAGTAGCTGATATGCTTCAATTTCCTCTTACTGAACAAAGTTTATTAACTAGTATAAATACTTTTAATACAAATACTTTACAAGAAATAAAGAAATTAAGTTTACATGATTTTGGAATATTTCTAGAATTAGAACCTGAAGAAGAAGATAAAGCAACATTAGAACAAAATATACAAATAGCCTTACAAGCAGGTAATATTGGATTGGAAGATGCGATAGATTTAAGAGAAATAAGAAACCTTAAATTAGCTAATCAAAGTTTAAAATCTCGTCAAAAGAAAAAGCAAGAGATAGAAAGAGCTCAACAGTTAGAAAACATAGAAGCACAAGCTGCCGCTAACGCTGAATCAGCAGAAAAAGCTGCTTTAGCTGAAGTTCAAAAACAACAAGCATTAGCTGAAACTGAAATTCAAATTGAACAAGCTAAATCTCAATTTGAAATTCAAAGAATGGAGCAAGAAGCTGTAATTAAAAAACAATTAATGGCAGAAGAATTTAATTACGATCTAGAACTTGCTCGTTTACAATCAAGAGCACAACAACAAAAAGAAGCTGAAATTGAAGATCGAAAAGATAAAAGAGTAAAAATACAAGGAACACAACAAAGTGAACTTATAAATCAAAGACAAAATGATTTACTACCAAAAGATTTTGAATCAGCAGGTAATGATACATTAGGAGGATTTGGTTTAGAGCAATTTGGTCCTAAATAAAAATTTATTATTAATTTTATATTATTATATTATGTCAAAAAAAGAAACAAAAATAAAAGAAAAAGTATTAGAAAAAGTAGAAGAAACTAAAGCAGTTACAACAGCTGAAGTGTCTGAACCTACTAAAGAAGAAGGAAGTTTTAAAATAAAAAAAGTAACTAAACCAAAACAACTAGGTGAAGATAAAGTACCTGAAATGATAAAGGTAGATTTAAGTAAACCTAAAAAAGAAGAAAAAGATGCCATTTCAATCGACGGAACAGGAAAATTGGCTGAAGAAAAACAAGCCGCAGATATGGTTAAAATGGATGAACAAGTACGGGAGTCCATTTCCACTATTGAAGATAAAAAAGAAGAAGAAGTAAAAGAAGAAAAATCTGATTCACCAATACAAGAGATTACAGATGAAGAAGATAATTCTAACGAAACAGGAGTGGATGTAAGCACTGAAACTACCACTACCTTACCGGAACAGGAAAAAATATTACAGGAAGATAAAACACAAGAACTTCCTGAAAATGTAGAAAAATTAGTAAAATTCATGAAAGAAACAGGTGGAACTGTTGAAGACTACGCTAGATTAAATGCTGATTATAGCAATGTTGACAACGGTCTGTTACTACAAGAATATTACAAAAAAGCTAAACCTCATTTAAATACTGAAGAAGTAAATTTTATTATTGAAGATACTTTTCAATATGATGAAGAGGTTGATGATGAGCGAGATATAAAAAAGAAAAAACTCGCTTATAAAGAAGAGATAGCGAAAGCCAAAAGTTTTTTGGAAGATCTTAAAAAAGAGTATTATGCTGAAATCAAGTTGAGACCCGGTGTTACTCAAGAACAACAAAAAGCTATGGATTTTTTCAATCGCTATAACGAAGACAAGCAAGCAAGTGAAGCTAAACATGAAAGATTTGTAACTGAAACAAAAAGCCTTCTCAACAACGAATTCAAAGGTTTTGATTTTAAATTAGGAGATAAAAAATTCAGATACGGAATAAAAGATCCTTCAACTGTTGCCGATAACCAAAGTGATATATCGAACTTTATTAAGACGTTCTTAAATGACAAAGGAGAGATACAAGATGCCAGAGGTTATCATAAAGCTTTATATGCCGCACAAAATGCTGATACTATAGCTAATCATTTTTATGAGCAAGGTAAAACCGATGCAATTAAAGAAACAATGGCTAAATCAAAAAATATAAATTTAGAGCCACGTAAAACGGCATCTGGAGAAATATTTGTTGGTGGTTTAAAAGTAAAAGCAATTAGTGGGCTTGATTCTTCAAAATTGAAAATAAAAAAGAAAACGTTTAATTAAAAATTAATAAATAAATTATGGGAATTTTAACTCCACAATTTGGCTCAATAGTTCCTGCTCCTAATCAGCAGCTATTAGCCAGTAATTACCTATCTTTTACAGATGGGACAAGTGATTTTGCTCAGCAATATCTACCAGAAATATATGAACAAGAAGTAGAGAGATATGGAAATAGAACTCTATCTGGTTTCTTACGTATGGTAGGTGCTGAAATGCCTCTGACTTCAGATCAAGTTGTTTGGTCAGAGCAAAATAGATTACATATAGCATATGACAACTGTGTTAACGATCAAGCTAATCCATCCACTATTACTGTTCCTGCTGCAACAGCTCCTGGTGTTACAAGAAATGTAGTATCTCCAGGTCAAACTATTGTAGTTTTAGACGATAGTGGCAATGAAGCAAAATGTGTTGTAACAGCTTCTAATACCGCTACTGGTGTTATAACTGTTGCTCCTTATTTAAGTACAGATTTAAGCGGTTTAGGTACTTCAGTAAAAATATTTGTTTATGGTTCAGAATTTGTTAAAGGCGCATCCACATCTAATGCAGGTGCTGGAGCTTTAGCTTTAAATAATACTGTACAACCACAAATTACTATTACTCCAGCTTTTCAACAATATAATAACTCACCAGTTATTATCAGAAATGTTTATACAATAAACGGATCAGATATGGCTCAAATAGGTTGGGTTGAAGTTGCTACAGAAGATGGAACTACTGGTTATCTATGGTACTTAAAAGCGGAATCTGAAACTAGATTACGATTTGAAGATTACCTAGAAATGGTATGTGTTGAAGGTGAGATCGCTGTGGCGGCTGCTGGAAATAATGCTGCTGCTTCAGGGTTTAAAGGTACTGAAGGTCTTTTCGCCGCTATCTCATCAAGAGGTAACGTAGAAGTTGGATTTGCTGGCGCAGCTGGTATAGATGACTTTGATGAAATACTTAAAAACCTAGATACTCAAGGTGCTATTGAAGAAAATATGCTGTTCTTACAAAGATCAACTGCATTAGAATTTGATAACATGCTTGCTAATGTATCTTATGGTGCTAACGGTGGTACAGCTTATGGATTATTTGAAAACTCAGAAGAAATGGCTTTAAATCTTGGATTTAGTGGTTTCAGAAGAGGTTCTTATGACTTCTATAAAACTGACTGGAAATACTTAAATGATGCTTCTACAAGAGGAGCAATTGCAGGTACTCAATCAATCGAAGGTGTTTTAATACCAGCAGGTACTTCAACAGTTTACGATCAAATTTTAGGTACTAATATAAGAAGACCATTTTTACACGTACGTTATAGAGCTTCTCAAACAGAAGACAGACGTATGAAGTCTTGGTTAACTGGATCAGCTGGAGGTGCTTACACTTCTAATCTTGATGCAATGGAAGTAAACTTCCTTTCAGAAAGATGTCTTGTAACTCAAGCTGCAAATAACTTTGTATTATTCAAAGGTATTTAATACTTTGTAAAGATGGGGCATCTTAAATTAGGTGCCCCTACCTTTACTTTTAACTATTTAATTATATTATATCATGGCAAAAAAAATGAAAAAAGAAGAGGAAGTTTTAGATGAACCAGTAATGGTTAAAACTCCTATTAAAAAAGAAAAAATAACTCCTAAAGATACTTGGGAGGTAAAAGATAGAACTTATGTTTTAACAGGTAATAAAACTCCTTTAACATATAAAATTCCATCTAGGCACACCACAAGACATGCTTTATTGTGGTATGATAATAAAACTAGGGAGCAACGAGAAATTAGATATGCGACTAATCAAAATTCTCCGTTTAAAGATGAACAAAAAGGAGAATCTACTTTAGGACATATTGTTTTTAGAGACGGTGCTTTATTAGTAAAAAAAGAAAAAGAAGCATTACAAAAAATATTATCTTTATATCATCCATTAAAAGGACAACGATATAGAGAAGTAGATGAAGTCGTGCAAGCTCAAGATGACTTAATGGATTTAGAATTAGAAATAGACGCACTTAATATGGCTAGAACGGTTGATATTGATCAAGCTGAAGCTATTTTAAGAGTAGAAGTTGGTTCTAAAGTTGGAGATATGAGTTCTAAGGAAATCAAAAGAGATTTATTAGTATTTGCTAAGAAAAATCCAAAATTATTCATAGATCTAGCAAATGATGAAAATGTACAACTAAGAAATTTTGCAATAAAAGCTACAGAAGCTGGAATAATAAAATTAAGTTCTGATCAAAGAACATTTATGTGGGCTTCAAACCAAATGAAATTAATGACAGTTCCATTTGATGAACATCCATATTCAGCTATGGCTCAATTCTTTAAAACAGATGAAGGCTTAGAGGTTTTTAAGTCAATAGAGAAAAAACTTTCTTAATATAATGTTAATAAGGGAGGCTTTGGCCTCCTTTATTATAATAATAAAAAATACAGATGGCTATAAATGTAAATACGGTATACCAAACTGTTTTACTTATCTTGAATAAAGAACAAAGAGGTTATATAACACCCACTGAGTTTAATAATTTAGGAACTCAAGTGCAGTTAGAAATATTTGAAAAATATTTTGAAGATATTAACCAACAAATAAGAGTACCCCAAACTGACACAGATTATGCGGATAGAGTTAAAAATCTTGATGGAAAATTAGCTATATTTAAAACTTTTGGAAACGCTAATTATGTTTCTACCACTCCATCAGGAACTAATAATACTTTAACTTATTGGACTTTACCTGGTTTAGATGCTTATGGTAATCAAGTAAGTTTTTACAGATTAGGAACTGTATTATACAATAATGAAGTCGAACTCCAAAGACTTGATAGACATGAATTCTACCATGTTAATAATTCCTTATTAACAAAACCTTCTAAAACTTTTCCAGTTTATTTATTTGAAGATTACAAACTTTTTGTAAAACCGACAACTATTAATACTGCCGGAGATATACAAGTAGATTATATTAGAAAACCTGTAGATCCTATTTGGGGATTTGACGTAGGTGCTTTAGGTCAATACGTTTATAACTCTAACGCTTATAATGCAAGTACTACTCCCTCTGGTTCTAGAGATTTTGAACTACATGAATCAGAACAAACTAATGTTATATTACAAGTATTAAAATATGCTGGGGTAATAATAAGAGATCCTGAAATTGTACAAGCTGCTACACAAGAAGTAGCAATGAATGAACAAAATGAAAAAAGTTAATAAATTATGGCACAACCTAACGGAGGATTAATCACAGAAACTAATTCGCAATATTATGCAGGTGCTCAAATGTTTGTAGCTACTGCTGATCAAACAATTTTTACGGCTACTTTTAACACAGAAATAACTTTTGGAAGTGCTGATCCTACATCTGAAGATTACAATCAAAATAATTTTAGGTTATATACTAGCGCAACAGGTAATCCAGGAACTTTTGCTGAATATACTTCAGCGTATACAGTATTAAATAATGTATTTACTTTACCAGCACAAGCAGTTGGTACTTATGTAGTTATACAATTACTAACTGAAAGTGGAGGTAATTTTGGAAATAAAGATGCTTACGGAAAAGTTACTCAACATAATTATAATAATTATTCTTATATAAAAGTAGAAGATTTAGTTAATAACTTCTTAGTGGCTTATGTCGGTGCGGGTAAATTAATTTCAAGTGTTAAAAAAACAGATGTTATTTTTCACACAAAAAGAGCATTACAAGAATTTAGTTATGATACATTAAGAAGTATAAAATCTCAAGAACTAACTATACCAGCTAGTTTAAGCGTACCTATACCACAGGATTACGTTAATTATGTTAATGTATCATGGGTGGATGAGTTAGGTGTTACACATGTAATATATCCAACTACTTTAACTACTAATCCTTATACTAAACCTATTCAAGATGCCGCAGGTATACCTACACAAGATAATGAAGGAAGAAATTTAACAGGAACATCTATAACTGAAGAGCGTTGGGATAGTCAAAACACGGAATTATTAAAAGAAATAAGAGATGATATAACAGGTAGATTGATATCTGATGGATTATACGGTTTATATGGAAATTGGTTTTATGGATATGGGCAACGTTATGGTATGCAACCAGAAACTTCTCAGATAAATGGTTGGTTTACAATTAATGATCGTAATGGAATGTTATCTTTTTCTAGTGATTTAAAAGACAAAGTTATAGTATTAGAATATATATCAGATGGATTAGGATATGAAGAAGATATGAGAGTTCCTAAATTAGCTGAAGAAGCTGTCTACGCTTATTTAAGTCACGCTATTTTAGCTAGTAGAATAAATCAACCTGAATATGTAGTTCAAAGATTAAAAAGAGAAAAAAGTGCTAAATTAAGAAATGCAAAAATAAGATTATCTAATATTAAATCAAATGAGTTTGTTCAGATTATGAGAGGTAAATCTAAATGGCTTAAAAATTAAACTAAATGGCAGAAGCTAAAAATTCTTTTATTAAGTCCAAAATGAATAAAGACCTAGATGCTAGGTTATTACCAAATGGTGAGTATCGTGAAGGAATTAATATACAAGTAAGTAAATCCGAAGGAGCTGATGTAGGCGCTTTAGAAAATGTATTAGGTAACATAGAGCTTGTTGATTTAAAAACATTAAGTGGTTGTAATTGTAATCTTACTACTATTGGTTTATATACTGATGAAGTTAATAATAATATTTATATATTTTTAACTGATTATGATGAAAGATTAGCTCCTGGTTATAATACACAACTTTTAAATTATTCTTCTAGTGCTAATAATTATATTTATGTACACAATACTTCAAATAAAGAAACTGATTTATTACTTACTGGTGCATTTTTAAACTTTTCTACCACACATCCTATATTATCTGTAAATTTATTAGAAGGAATATTATTTTGGACAGATAATAGGAATCAACCTCGTAGAATAAATATTGATAGAGCTAAAACTCTAAATTACTATTCAAATGAAGATCAAATATCAGTAGCTACTTACGCGCCTTTTCAAGCTATTGAACTATATCAACAACGCGCTGCAGAATATTGGCCAAATGGTGGTTCGGCAATAACTACTGGAACTGCAACTGCAGGACAAAATAAAATTTTATTAAGCGCAGATAATAGATTAGGTTTAGCTAACGAACTTGATGTAGGAAAAACTTTAGTAGGAGCTTTAATTACATCAGATGTTACTGGTGCTATACCTAATAATACCGCTTATTGTTGTTATTCTAATGGTAACCAAATAGAATTAATAGATAGAAGTGCGTTACCAGGAGCAGAAACACCAGTAAATTTATTACTAGATTTACCTCCAGGATCAAAAATTTATTTCAATCAAAACTTAAATCCTATAACAGGGCCTACCGCAGGAACTGGTTTAGGTACTGACAATTGGGTTACAAGTATGGAGGATGCTAGTTCTCCTATGAATCCAGGTGGTACATATAATGCTGGATATCCAGGTCTTACAACAAATCCAAATTATAACCCAAAATTTAATGGAGATCCTGATTTCTTAGAAGATAAATTTGTAAGATTTAGTTATAGATTTAAGTTTGAAGATGGAAATTATTCTTTAATGGCTCCATTTACTCAAGCAACTTTTATACCTAAACAAGATGGTTATTTTATAGGAGCTACAACTCCAGTAGGTATGACAACAGATGAACAAGCTACGTATAGAAGTACCGTAGTAGGTTTTATGGAAAATAAAGTAAATAATATATTTTTACAAATACCTTTACCTTTAGACAAAGATAATAATGGTATTGCTGCTAACGCTTTGTTTAGCGCAATGCAAGTAGATGAAATTGAAATTTTATATAAAGAATCAGATGCTCTAGCTATTCAAGTTGTAGATACAATTCCAAGGGTTGGAACAAATGGATATGAAAATTTTGGAACAGATACTGTTATAGAATACAACTACCAAGGAGATAAACCTTATAAAACTTTACCAGATAGCGAAATAACTCGTGTATATGATAAAGCACCAGTTAGAGCCCATGGTCAAGAAATTATTAGTAATAGATTAGTTTATAGTAATTTTCAAAATAAACACACTCCACCTGAAACGTTAGATTATAATGTAGGTATAGGAGATAAATATGATGTGTTTGTTGCTGATGATCCTACAGTTCCACGCCCTATCGAAAGAACTGTATCTAGGGAATATCCTATGCATACTGTTAAGCAAAATAGAAATTATCAAGTAGGAGTTGTTTTATCTGATAGATATGGCAGAAGTTCTACTACTATTTTGTCATCAGTAAACACGCAAGCTCTTGATGGAGAACTAACATTGTTAGGAGACACTATTTATTTTCCTTATAATAACATTTCTAGCACTACACCTTCTGAGAATTTAATACAAAAATGGCCAGGAGATTCTATAAAAGTATTATTTAACACTCCAGTTGAAGAAAATGTGCCACATAATTTAAGTACAGGATGGCCAGGTTTATATAATGGAGATCCAACATCTGATGATTACAACCCATTAGGATGGTATTCTTATAAAATTGTTGTTAAACAAACTGAACAGGAATATTATAATGTGTATCTACCTAGTATTATGAATTTTTATCCTAACCTTACTGCTGCACAACAATCAACTGATGCTCCTGATCCTGTAAATACAGTTTCTTTTACTACTTTATTAAATGATAATATAAATAAAGTACCTAGAGATTTAACTGAAGTAGGACCTGAACAAAAACAATTTAGAAGTTCTGTACAATTATATGGAAGAATTGCTCCTCATGCTAACGCTACGCCTACTTATAATTATCAATTTAATCCTGTAGACGCCGCAACAAGAATAGCTATTTCTGATACAGTATCTACTATTGCAGATCAAAATTATCTTTTTGATAATACTAGTAATGTAAAATATGGTTCAATATATCAAACTGTATCAAATCCTTCTTTAGCTCGTATCTCTATCACTTCAAACCCTATAGGGACAGCAGCTAAAACAGCTGTAACTGATGCTCAAACATCATGGTTAAGCGTTTATGAAACTCAACCTGTAGAATCAAGATTAGATATTTATTGGGAAACTTCATCTAGTGGAACTATAGCAGAATTAAATGAAGCTATAAAAACAGGTAGTTCAGCTATTAAAAATTTTACAACAGACCAAGATATGGCTGCGGCTCCTAATACGTGGACATTTAATTTAGCTGAAGATATAACACCAGGTGAATCCCCTACAGCAACGTATTCTAATGGAGTATACACATCTAAACCATTTTTTCCTTATGTTCAAGATGCCTCAGGTATAAAATTAATGGTAATAAATAGTAACATTGACACAACATCAGGTTTTTGGGTAACAGATGGAGAAAATCAAGATGTAACAGAAAAATTTGAATTAATTCGAACTGCAGGTAATGGGGTTAATACTCCTGATACTTATATTCTTCAAATATCTAGTGGAACATATTTTTATTATAATACAAATTCTCCAGTAAAAGATTCTTTTACATTTAATTTTGACGTACAAAACAATGATAGTGGTTCACAGCAAGGTATAGTTACTAAAATTGCTATAACTGAAAAGTTATTTAATGTAAAACCTGAAATAACTTGCCCAAGTGAAGGTATTGTAGTAGAACCTGGTACTAGTCCTTTATATACTTTTGAAGGGGTAAATGGAAGCGCTTGGAATGAACAAAACCAAAATGATTTAACTTGGAGGATAATATCTCAAGATCCTATAGGAAATGGTGTTCCTGAATTAGTTATAAATGATAATGGAGAAGTTACTGATCCTACTGATACATTAAATGTACCAGTAAATTTAGAAATAGGTCTTACAGATGCTGGTACTAATGAAACCACTATAGGTGGTGTTGCTGAAGGAACTTGTGCTCCAGAAGTAAGTGGAAATACAGGTTATGAAACTCTTCCATTAAATAGCACGTTTGGAAGTACTAAAAACATGTGTATTAATCAAGCGGCTGAATCCTCTGGATATTATTGGGCTGCTCCTACTCCTGATCCTGTAGAAAGCACACCTTTACCTCCTATTAATAGAGAAGTTGTAAGTGGTTTAGGATTAGGTACAAGTTTACCTAGTTATGCAACTAGTGCTGCAGCTGATGGGTGGCAATGGAATAATTCAAATAGAAATGCACAAGTTGAAATGAATGCTACAAATTCTGGTTTAGGAACAGTAGTAAGTTCAGGACGAAGTGATTGTGTTACCAATGTTATTCCTGTTCCTGAAGGAATTACAAACGGTAGTGCTTATATAATAGTAGATTTTGAATTAGGGAATTATGGTTCAGCACCTAATGATAGACCAGGTGTTATTTGGCCAACTTATTTACAGTACAGAGAAAATAGTAATGCAACATGGATGACCGCTAAAGATGTAGAGGGTAATGATATAAAATTTGGAGGTGCACAAGCTGATGCTTATTATAAAGATAGTGTAGGAAGTGGAGTAACAATTGGAGGTTCACAATTTATTGGTGGTTCAGCATTTTATACTACTGGTGTTAAAGATAAATTAAGTAATGCAATTACTGATGAAGGTAGTGGTGCAGACCCTGCTACAGCTGATTGTTTTGAATCATGGATGGATTCAAGAGAAACTCAAGTAGATCCTTTATTAAACACTTTAGGTAGAAAATTATTTGTTGTAGGTAGAAATCAAGCTTATAGAGATCCAGGAGGTACTGCTCCTACCGATGCTCCAGATAGATTTGGAGAATATAGATTAATTACTCGTTATCCTTATGGTACTAATATTTCACCTACTACTTCATCATCGGTAACTAATCCTAAAATACCAACATTAACACCATTTAAAACTCCGCCATTTCCATATGATAATTATACAACAGCTCAACAAAATCAAAGAGTATGGTTAAGTTTTGGAGATTTTTATAATCCAAGTCAATTAGTATCTTTTTATAGTAATGGTTCTGGAAGTGATTCAGCAGCTCCTGCGTCTTTTGCTTATAGAGTAACTGCAGCATGTGATGATAGAACTAGCGCAGCTGGTGCATCTATAGATCAAGTTGTTTATGCAAGAGAATGGGGTTTTAAATATGTGTCTCAATTTTATACTGATCCTCAATTAACTAGTGGTTGGTCTCCAGGGGCTACAAATAAATGGTTTGGTTATACAGCTGTTTCTGATACATCATTAAATACAAAATGGGGAAATGAAAATAGTTGTACTAGAGACGGTGCTCCTTTGTGGACTTGTCCTACTTGTCCTGCTCCTGATTATGTTATTGGTACGATGATGACTCAGAAAAATATGAGATGGACTGCTCAATTTGATCAAATGGGTAAAAAAATTATTCGTACTGCTGAACCATGTGTAGCTAATTTAGATCCAGCTACTGGAGGTAATAATAACCAATGTAGTTCTCCTGCCGCAGCTTATCGATTTGGTGTAATGCAGGTATATGCTCCAGGTAATAATAAAATAGAATTTTTACAAACTTTAGATGCATTAACCATGTCCTCTACTTGTAATATATATACATTATTTCAAAATGTAACAAATAGCAAAGGTGCTGAAGGTTCTCCGGCAGCTGTTGTTGGGGTTAGTGAAATAACAGTAAGATCTCCTAATGCTTCTAATTGTTATGAAAAAATTGGATCTGTAAGTTTTGGTGCAGGATCTAGAGCAACATATCAGACCGTTAATTTAGGTGGATATAGTGGAACCTATGTAACACTAACTATAGATGGAGCTACTTCAGCTTTAGATGCTTTTCAAAATGGAACAGCAAATGGGGGACAAAATTGGTATTTACAAGGAGTTCCTGCTTGTCCTTAACAAGGTAATAATAAAAATAAATGTGCAATTATAAATTATGGCTGCAACAGTAGAAGTAAAATTTTTTAATTCCTTCGTATTAAGAAAGACTTTAAATGATGGAAGTAATCCTGCCCCTGCAGAATGGAATGGTTCTAGAGGTGATTTAACCTATCCTGCTATAGCTACTAATCCTGATAACGAACAAGATTGGGCAGTAGAAGAAGCAAGAATTCGAGGAGGATATAATAATACTTATGTAGGTCAAGGAGTTAAAGCATATTTAGTTGAAGATAATCCTAAATCATCTGTAAGGATTAATTCTATGATTTATTCAGGTATATTTAACGCTAGAACAGGTATTAATGATACTAATGTTTTTTCTGTAGGAGAAGATATAATTAAAAGTGTAGATCCAGCAAACGGTAGTATACAAAAAATTTATGCTGAAGATACTAATTTAATAATATTTCAAGAGAAAAAAGTTAGTAGAGCACCTATTGATAAAGACATTATATATACAGCCGAGGGATCTACTAATGTAACTACATCTAATACTGTTATAGGTACAGTTCAAGCCTACGTAGGAAATTTTGGAATTAGTAAAAATCCTGAAAGCTTTGCTGTGTATGGTAGAAGAAAATATTTTACCGATAAAGATAGAA